GCCCTTATCGTTTGCTTCTGTGATGTATTCGACTTGATCTAAATGCTCTGTAATTAATTTCATATTACGATCTTGATTGTTCGATTTGTTGACCTAATTGAAAGAGATGAAAATCAGCTGTTCCCTTCTTGTAGGTGTTCTTCTTCTTAGGATTATCTTCTCCGTCCTGATATGCTTTATTTCGAACAAGAGCTTTAGTTAAAGTACCGCTGTCGTATATCTTACCAAGCAAATCATCGACATCGCTATCTGAGATTTTAGAATCTCCACCTTTTAAAAAGTCTTTTGCGCTAAGCGCTTCATCGAGTTCAACCGATTCACTTACTTCTTGAGAATTGAATACTGTTGATGTAAGATTGACCTTACGAATATCGTATGCCTGTTGAATCTTTTCACCCATAGCATTATGAAATGCTTGTTGTACGCCTTCTGCATCGTTAGTGACTAGTGCGTTAAAAAGTTTTTCTGTTTGTTCCATAGTTCTATTTATACAATTTGTGTTTTTGAGTTGTGTTATTTATGTCATTTCTTCCTCAGTTGGAAAAAGATCTTCTCTGAATTCTTCTGGATCTACACCAAAAGATTCACATGCTTCGTTCAATGAGTCAAAGTATGTCCACCCATCGACTGGGTAATCATATGTGTCCTTTAGACTAATGTCCAAGGTAAAATTCTTATTCTCTAAACGAGTAGCAAAGATCAATACTGAGTGTTCTGTTCCGACTTCTAGTTTATAAAATCCGTTTTCTTCTTCCATAATTATAATGATATTGTCCACCCCTTATTGGTTGCTATAAGTTTATCAGCAGCTGTCAAATCAGCAGTGTAACTATTGTACCTAAGATCAATAGTAGCAGAATGAGTTATTGTGCATAAGTGATTAAAAATATTTAGTATTGCATCTCGATCCAAACGAATATAGCTCAGTATAACAGAATGTTTAAATCCTGTTTCATCGGTAGGTCCACCTGGAAAATCAATATACGCTAAGTTTCGACAAGCCTGGAACGCGTAGCTCAAATCGCCAGAATCATTAGTATAAGACCAATCTATACCGCTTATTTTTTGTAAATCATAACAATTTAAAAAACATCTAGTATATTCGCCATCGGTCGGACCTGCTGTCATTCCAACAATAGTAACTTCTCTTAACCGATAGCAATTTTGAAAGGTATAAGCTAAAGAAAACGATTGAGTTAAAGCTGATACGTGTATTGGTGGTAACTCTTCTAAATAGTAACACGAACTGAATGTTTGTCTTAATCGTGTGCAATTTGTAAAATCGAGATATGTGTATTGCGAACTAAACCGCCTTATACTTTTATGCTGAAATGTGGCGAATAAATCATAAACCTTACTAAATTGACCTATATATGGAAATACTGCTATGTTCGGGAAATAGGCGGCGTATTCCCCAAACGCAAGAGACATATCAAACAGCGTTGTTTCTGGCTGTTCTATATTTAAAAGAGACCAATCTTGAATACTATTGCAACCATTAAATGTACCATACAACCCATATAGAGCCTGACTGCCTCTAACCTTTGATATATTAAAGCCTTGCGGTATAGCTTTTAACCTTGAACATTGTAAAAACATTTCTCTTAGCCTTACTTCAGAAACAGTAGTGCTTATACCCATATACGGAATATGCTCTAGAATAAAACAGTTTCGAAACGTTCTATAAAAATCAGTACAGTTTGGAAGGTCACCAAATAAACCAGGCGGTAAATATCTCAAACTATGGCAACTTTGAAAAGTACCTTGCATGTTGGACGTGTTTTCATCAAACCAATTTTTGTCTGGATTTGCAAATTCATCTGGTATGGCCTCTAAGCTATGACAATGAATAAACGAGTTTGCGAGTGACTTATTATCTTCTCTCAAATACGGCACTTCTGGTATTGATTTCAAAGATCTTTTGTAGTAGTATAACGTAATGTAATCTGTTAATAGGCGATTATTTGGAGTGTTTCTAATAGCAATTTGTTCACATAACTGCTGAGGATACGTTGTACCCATTCTAATTCTAGTACAATTTGATGTACTAATAAACATATCTAATATCGCTGACCCCCAGTAAGTAGTAGCACTAGTAGCTGGCCCCACCTTATTAAAGTCAATCATAGACCCAAATTTATCTCCGACAGCTGTAGGTGTAAGCTCAAATCGTGCTTGTCGATATCCTCTAAATTCTGTATTGGCAGGTAGATCATTATAATCATAAACATGAGTAACATTCGAATTTGAATTCACTGTTTCGATATTGCCGTCACCCCAATCAATAGTCAATGCATTTGCACCACCAGTAACAGTGGTACATAAAAAAGATAACCAACTAATAGATTTTAGTTCATCAGGATAAACAGCTATCAAACCTATAATTTTTTCTGGTACACCTTCTGGTTTATTTAAATCTAACCATTCGCTTGGCCGTACCCACGGATCAACCATAGTATCAAGAACAAGATCACTTGGAGCTGAACGTGGTACATTACTAGGACCCGTTACTGGTAAAAAACTCATACTACATTACCTCCTAAAAATGCGTAATCAGATGATTTAAAAATAATCTGCGCTTGACCATATATTCCAGCTATACGATTTGCACCATTAAAGGAATTGAATCCAGATAACCCAACGCCCGAAGCGAATGCAACACTGTTAATAGTTTCAGCTATAAATGTTACTGTATATCCAGAAACTTGCGAAGGCACTGTAATGGTAATGGGTGTGGTGTTTTGTAATAGCACTGTTGCTCCGTTATGAGTTGAAGATAGAGTAAAGTCAGCCGTTTCTGTTACAAATGAATTCTGTGTTAATGTTATTTTTTCAAATGTTGCGGTACCAGTAAATTCTGGATTATCGGTTGTTGCACCTTCACCCTGCGGACCAGTTTCACCTTGAATGCCTTGCTCACCTTGAATGCCTTGAATGCCTTGAATACCTTGCTCACCTTGTGGACCAGTTTCACCTTGAATACCTTGCTCACCTTGAATACCTTGCTCACCTTGTGGACCAACTTCACCAGATAAAACTTCGGCACCTACCCACTTCTTTAATGCCGCATCGTACTGCAGAAATTTTCCGTCAACTTTAGCTGTTGAACTCTGAACATCATTTAAACGACTTAACCAGACTTCACCACCTCCTCCGATGGTTGAAAGCTGAGTATTCACAGCAGATTTCCAATTCTTAAAATCTCTATCAGTTTTTATTACATACGAATCTAATTCATCCTTTGCTTTAACAAAAAGAGGTTCGATAAGTTTATTAATATCTGGCAATTCTGCATCATTCCCAGAATCTCCTTTCTCACCTTGTAGACCAGTTTCGCCTTTTAATCCTTGCTCACCCTGTGGACCAGTATTGCCTTTCTCACCTTGTGGACCAGTATCGCCTTTCTCGCCTTGTAGACCAGTTTCGCCTTTTAATCCTTGCTCACCAGTTTCGCCTTTTAATCCTTGCTCACCAGTTTCACCTTTTAATCCTTGCTCGCCTGTATCGCCTTTTAATCCTTGCTCACCAGTTTCACCTTTTAATCCTTGCTGACCAGTGTCGCCTTTAACACCTTGCTGACCAGTGTCGCCTTTAACACCTTGCTGACCTTGTGGACCAGTTTCACCCTGATCTCCTTTGATCCCCTGATCACCCTTTAGACCAGTGTCTCCTTTAGGTCCTTGTATTCCAGTTTCACCCCTTAAACCCTGTTGACCAACATTTCCTCTATCACCTTTAATGCCTTTATCACCTCTAATTCCTGGTTTTCCTTTTGGGCCAGGAACAGCTTCAATCAGCTGCACATTTTCTTCTAACCCATCCAGTTTTTCTGAAAGAGGTATTATTTGTTTTTGAAGCTTTTTATATATTGCTACAGAAAACGCACTATTTGCATTATCTAATATTGATGACATAATACTATTTATTAATCATCCAGTATTTTGCTCATTGTATCAATCATTTTGATTTGAGCTTCGTGCAATTCCTCCGTACGATTATTGACTTCTTCATCAATTATAATATCTTCTTCAGATGCTTCTACCGATTCAAAACCCATATCATCATCCGCACCTTCTTCAGGTTTTTCTTCTGCGATTTCAGCATCGATTCTTTCAATATCTTCATCAGATTGCTTAAGTATGTTATTTCGAATCCATTTAGTAGAATAATACTTACCAACATTCTCGCCTAACAGATCAAGCATTTCAATTCTAGCTGTAAGAATTTCAGATTCTTTCAATTCAGCGAAGTAGTTATCTTCGATAAAGCTAACAGCTATATCGCTCGCAAGGTCTTCCCATTCATCTTTTCCAATAATTCCCTTCAAGATCAACTGAACCTTCAGCGCTTCCAGCAATATAGAAGAGAACTTTTTACGAATACGATCAACAAACTTCTGAAACTTTACTTCATCGCGAGTGATCTCAGAAGATCTACCAAGACTGAATGATGTTTCAGAATCTAATCGAGAAATTGGAACGTTGAGAGTCTTATACAACTTCCGTTGGAAGAAAACAATATCATCAATCTGTCCTAAGTTTTCTCCACCTGGAAGAGTAGTGATTTCAGTTCCTCTTCCGCCTTCACGACGAGGTAACCAAAAATCTTCAAGCATCGACATGTGTCGACGATCGTCTTTAATATCTCCTGTAGCTGCATCGTATACAAGCTTATTACGATACTTACTCATAATGCTTTGTACATATTCTTCAGCTTTACCCTTTGGCAAATTACCAACATCGATATAGAAGATACGTCTCTCAGGAGCACGAGCTACACGATACATAACCAACGAATCTTCCATCATTCGAAGTTGATTCACTGGCTTTAGAGCCTTGTGCAGATAAGAAACTACTCGTTGTTGTGATGCATCTAAAAGACCTGAAGTTACATTAATGATCGCATCCTTCGCAATCTTCACTCCAGATATCTCTTTTCCTCCAGCTTCAGATTGCGCATTAATCGTAACTCCAGTATTTGAATACTGTTCTGAGTAGATATAATACTCATTTACAACCTTCTGTATAGTAGCATTCGTCTTAGTATCTGTTTCAGTCTGTATTTCCTTTACCTTCTTCATAAAGGTAGATTCAATAGGACGTATTTCTAAAATTCCTCTTTTTGGGCTCTTTTCGTCGATGATGATATGAAAATATATTCTTCCATCGATATACCATTGCCGAAACATCTGTTCAGCATTCTTATTAAATTTATAAAGCGATAGTACGTTGTCGAATTCCTCGACAATCTTCTTTTTAATACTATCTGGTTGGTCGAGATCGTTTAGTGTAATCTCGGCCGGACTTCCTGTTGTTCTTGAAGCAATCGCTGCATCAACAATATCGCTCACAGCAGAGTCACACTCTGGCTGGCGAGCTGCTTCTCTATACTTAATGATCAAATCCTGATCATTGGATGAAGCTGAACCATCTAAATCAACGTATTGTCCGTAATACCCACCAGCTGCAACTGTAGAAGAAACTCCGTCTTCTTCAGGCTTTGGTGCAAAAGATTTGATGTCCTTTTCTTCGTCTCTCTTCGACGAAAGTTTTTTCGTAATTTGATAACCAAATAATTCCATAATGTTATTTATACAATAAATCCTGCTTAGGGATTGGACCTAAGCAGGAAGTATAGTGCTTATTAAGTTTTTAGCTTGTTGTACCAGATTCCCAGTATTGATAAGCCAATTCAACTGTGAACTCTTCGATAGCATCATTGCTGTCAAAGCTAAGATCAATCGCTGCGACATTCACTGGGAATGCACCTCGGATTGTATAACTCTTTGTGACATTATCTGCTTTGTCGAGTTGATCGATAATCATATCCGCCTGATAATCAGTTGGTGTAGAGATACCGACGTTTTCTGTATGTTCATTCATGCCGTTCATCCAACGCTCGAATGCATTTCTTACATCCATTACAGCGTCGTTAAGAACAGTGATTGTCCAGTTTTCGAATGTACGATCGCCCGCAATCTTAAGTTGGCGACCACGATAGGGAACATCAATCTGTGCAATTGTGCTACCTGGTAATTGTGCACCTTTCACTAGGAAGGATGCGAGTTCAGTGTTACCTCCTGCATATGCAGGAAAGTTAACTGTTACTCTAAAGAGATTGGGCCTTGCCCCTCCTCCGATTAGTTTTGCTTTAAAATCATCTACGTTAGCCATAATAGTTTTCCTTTCTTTATTTAATTATTTTCCAACGATCTCTGAGAATTCAACACCAGTACGAGTGGCGATGAAGTTCAGTGTAATGAAGTTAATCGATCTTGCGGGCTTAATATAGATATCAGCTACGAATCGATTAGTGTCAATCACTTCTCCAGTGTTATTTGTTTCATCACAAACAACCAAGAAGTCAGTAACACCACGACGACCTTTAATGTCCCGAAGGAAAGGCTCTGTCATGTTTCTAAACATTGCACGTGTGAATTGATCATTGAGTTCGAACAACTGATACTTAGCAGCAGTTGCGATCGCTTTCTCGAGAACGATAAACAATCTACGAACATTGATTCTATCAAAGGCAGATGGTTTAGCTTGCGCTGTCTTATCACCGAAAAGGATTGTACCTTGTCCAGGGAAAGAAACGATTGGATTAATACGAGCCTTATAGAGTTCATCTCTTTCGGCTTGTTTTGGATTGTAAGCTAGTTTTGTAATACCTAGAAGTTGTCCACGATTATATCCAGCAGGTGAGAACCAAGGTTCTGCAACATCATCTGTGTTAGCGCAAAGACCAGCAACATGTCCACAAGCTGGGATCCAAATATACTTATCAGCATACTTATTGTATGTGTAAATAGCAGTTGAATCTAATACAGCGTATGATGTTGAAGTAATGGTATTGCACCAAGTCTTCACGTCAGCAAGAGGTGAATTACCAGTGCTATCCTCGATAGGAGGCGAGCAGAAAGCTACAACATCTTTACGATTATTTGCTCGTAGAATGAGGTGTTCTGCGATTTCCTTAGAACCGTTAACATCATTTGATGCGAAGATAAGATTGACATCAACTGTTTCTACGTCAGCAAAAAGGTCGATACCGCTTTTAATATCTCCAGCAACGATTGTTGTTTGATCAGCACCTAGAGTGAAGCTGTGTGTTCCAGCTGCAACACCAGAACCAATATAGAAGTAATTAGAATTCTGATTAATTACGTCAACATAATAGTTGTTCGAACCATCTTCCTTCTTATCACCGTCAGTAGTACCAAGAAATGCCCACGTTTCGAGAACTGAACCAGCTGTTCCAGTGAGTTCACCGTCTACATCTGTTACGATGATGTGATATTCATCTGCCGAAGGTGCAGTATCAAAGTACTGTGTCAAAGGATTGGTCAATTCACCAGCAACAAGTACTTGGCCTGCGGTGAATGCTGCTGCGTCAAAGATATCAACTTGAATAGAGTTACCTAAAACACCAGCATATCGAGCATAAAGCGCACCTCGTAGAGTGATTCCACTCTCAAAGTGAGTTTCGTTCTTAATTAAAAGACCTTCAGCAATAGTTGAAACAACTTCTTCGAATGTATATACTGCAGGAGCAGCAACGCCATTAACTGAAATTTCAGTATTAGGTAAATCGTAATCAGCACCAGAAGTATCAACTACTACTGATGTTGCCGCGAAAGTAAAATCAAGAGTAAGATCGTTTACGTCTCCGCCCGAAGTAGTAATACCAGAAACACTTGCTGGTACGTTAGCAAAGGAATCAACAGAAGTAACAGAGAGTGTAATTACATTATCTCCTGCATTCGCACCGTTATCTATTGAATAAGTAACTGTAACAGCAACAGTGGTGCCATCAGTGACATCAAATGTTCCTTCTTGATTAGCTTCAGAAACAGCAGAAACATTTGTATCAATTGTAATAACTCCTGCTGCTGAACTAAACTCTAGAGTTTGACCATCAATAGTAGCAGTATAATCCCCATCGCTAAGTGCAGTTGCTGGAGTTAGAGAAGCTACTTCATATGTAGGAACTAAACCTAAATCAACTGAATCAACTGTGATATCGACAACTTCACCGCCAATATCTGCAGTAATAACATCGCCTTGATTAATTGCACCTGATTCAAAGTCAGAACCTTGTGTATTGATTGATACACTGTCAATTGTGTATCCTGCGGTGAGTGTTGCGCCTGCACCATCTCCACCAGCTACTGTAAGAGCAACATTAGATACAAGACCAGATGCGAGAGAACCATTAACGTTAACTGCAGAAATTCCGCCAGTATTAACACTAACTTCACCACTTACAGCATTTTTAAGTTGATCACTTGTTGTACGAACAGCCTTTAGTGCATTTCCGTATTTAAGAAATGAAGATGCTGTGAAGAATGATTCTGCGAGAAAAGCACTTGGCTTACCAAGTACTGAAGCGAGCTCTTTTTCAGAACTCACTAGTTGTATCTCTTCGACTGGACCCCAGCGAAAAGGACCAGCATATCCACCAATAGATGTGGATACTGCCGGTATGACATTTGTTAAGTCGATTTCTTTAACCTCGACTCCAGGCGATACTTGAAAACCCATATTGTTCCTTTCAGTTGTTTATAGTTGTATAATAAGAATCATAATAAGATAAATGTAATTCATTTCGATTAGGTTTGTATTTATATGTTTTATCTTTTAGACATATTATAGACTATTCCATTTAGCCATATCATTTATCATATCTTCGTATACAACTGTAGTACTATCAGTAGGTCTATCATTGATTATACCGAAAGGCACTACATCATCTTCCATTTCTCTTACTCGATCTTGATATAACATCGACTTTAAATCAGTATCGCTCATATCACCGAATGCATCAGAAGACACAAACCATGCGAACATAACCAAATTCATAACTAAGTCATCGTGATTCCCGATCGATGCAGAATAACTTCCTCCCTTTACTTCGAATGTTGATAGCTCACTAATAGTATCGGCATCTACAATATGAAGTTTATTTAATTCAACAATATCCTTTAGGTTCGAACACCCGATTCTCTTTACTCTCTTTGTCATCATTACGCCAATACCATTTGACTTCACTGATGACGAAACAAACATGTTCTCGTATTCATAATCATAATACACATGATTGCATACAACTTGACCAGCATCGTTATTCTCAATTACGACCATCGCATTATTATAGAGAGTAGCTACTTTAACAATTATATCAGGAAATAACATAGGAGACACTAGATTATTTCTATATGTACATACCTGTGAGAAGCCAAGATCATCGATCCGTATAACATTAAATGTCGAGTAGTCTTGTCCTCTTCCTTTCGAAACGTCAACTGTCATTATATATCGAACACCTTCTTTAGGCTTCTCATAGTATGACACGTCATTTCGAAATTCAACTGGTTTAGCAGCCTTCAAACTGAGAAGTGTATTAGAAGATACTAAAGTGTTTGATGTACCGTGAAAGGAGTTACCAAACTCTTGTTCAAATTGACGTTCTGAAGTATTTGATATCGTTTGTCTTTTCCATTCTTCATCTCGACCAGGAACATCCCACCAATCTACACGAAATGCTTTAAACTCATTTGTATTCTGTACAGCTCCTTCGTATATACGATGAAAAACATTACCGACACCATTCGCGGTCGAAGTAATAATCACCTTTGTCTCTTTACCTGCTGATACAACTGGATATGTTGATGTGTAAAACTGTGCAGCATTCTCAACGAAAGCAAACTCGTCAAGGAAAAGAAGATTCACTGATAAACCACGAATAGAAGAACCAGAAGTCGCTGCTGCAACAATCTTAGTATTATTTCCAAATGTGATATTCCCTTTATTGAGTGCCTTACACCCAGGTTGTAAAAAGAATGGGAGATTCTCAAGTGCTAGTGTGACGCGGGATAACATCTCTCTCGCTGTTGCACCCTTATTCGCAAGGATCGCAATTGTCTTTTCAGGATGAAAGACTGCATACCACAGAATGTAAATAACTGTACTAATACTTTTACCAGACTGCCGACATGCTAACACAATAGAGAATCGATTCTCATTGAAGTGTTTAAACATTCTTTCCTGATATTCGTACGGCTTAAACGAGACTAATCCGCTGTCGAGCGAAATCACTTTAATATACTTCTCAGCGAAATATATCGGGTCTTTCATACACTTTACGTATTCAGCAACTTCTTCTTGTGTGAAGTTTTGCTGAACTCCATCCCTCTTCACGAGTGGATTTCCTAAATATCCCGCTTCTCCATTAACTATCGTCATTGTTCTTTAGGAATTTTTGCAATTCAGTAGTAGAACCAACGAAGATAGCGTTATTTGTGGTGCTTCCTGAAGCATTTTGTTTTTGCTCTTCAGATTGTGTCAATTCTTTTCTCTTCTTCTGTAGAGTAATAAGTTGATCCATCATATCAGTAGTAGTCTTAAACATACCAGCAAGAACTTCGAATGCTCGAGGATGTTCTGTCTCACTTGCAAGTGCCATCATATTATCAATAGCTTCTTCAGATCTCTCAATTAATGATTTGATCTTCTCTCGTGAGTAAGCATAATCTTCTTCAGTATCAACAACAATCTCTGATTGCGCTACTTCAGTTTTGATCTTCTGCAATTCCTGAGGTATGTGTGTTTGTAGAGCACTCAGTATATCTTCTTTTGACTTAATCATAATATAGCATATTGTTACTATGGACTATCGTCAAACCCGAAGGTAGTAATAGCAGTAAAATTATCTGGTGTATCATCATCTGAGCTCAGCACAGTTTTAACTCTATCAATCGGTTCAGATGCAGATGCAGATGTAGAGTTATTATAAAGATCTATATCAACTATGCGAATAACTGCATTCGGTGAAACACGTCCTGTGAACCTAACTTTAACAACAAAATCAAGAGTATAGATGAGTGTTCTTCTCGTAGTAAAATCACCTTCGTACGAATCTTCAAAGCTTGTGTTGTTTAAAATAATAGGAACATCGACAGAATTGCCTGGACCTTCCATATCTTTTATCGCAACAGTATATTCAGGAACGAATGTTGGAACAATCTGCTCGAAGATTTGGAGAGCATCATCTTGGTTTTTAGCAATGATATTGAGTTGCATACCAATATCATATGGTACAGATTGCTTTAAAACATTCTTACTAAGTTCAGTTCCAGCAACATCAAACAATTTCACATTTGATTTGTTCAATGCATTGCTAGTGTTCCTATCAATAGAAGTAATTTCGAAACTCATTCTTGGCAATTTGATCGCCAATTTCTGGTCTTCTAAACTACTATCTTGTTCAATCCTTGCAAGAAACTTACTCTTTGGACCATATGCTAAAGGCACACGCGTTTCACCAACGCCCTTTCTAACAATTTTGAGATTATTAAAAACAGTTCCAAAGACTGCGACAGTCTTCTTTAGAGTTTGATTGTAATAGTGTGTTCCGTCTAACATATTAAGTTACGTCAATTTCTCCGAAAGGATTCATCTCAGAGAAATCTATAAAGTTGTTTCCTGTTATTTCGAAGTCAATGTTCTGTGCATTAGGATCGTTATTGTCCATTGCATTAAACGAATCTTTCAGCGTGATAGCATAAGATGCTTCAGAGTCGACTCCAATTAAATTACCCACATTCACTCCAGTAACTTCGAACGATGTATTAGTATCATCACTCGCCGCAATTCCTACAACATCAACTTCTCCGTCTCGTACTTCAGCAATCTCACCGTTAATAGTAATATTAGGAGAACCAATAATTGTTTGAGTTATATCTTCACCTACTTGGTATGTACCTATTCCATCACCAAGAGTAAGAGTTGTGCGAGATGCAAAGTTTGTCTCAAAGGAATCAACTTCCTCAACTCCAGTATCAAGAGCTTCATTACCATATTCAAACAACTCACATGTGAGTTTGTATGTTGGCATATTCTGCAATTGATAGAATGGTGTATCACCATCTACATAACGAATTTCAAATAACCCTTTTACTAAAGGCAGATAAATTAAATCACCTTCATTAGGTCTAATAGATGATGTTGCTTCGCCAAATCTACCGATCAACTGGTCCCATCTACGTCTAGATAGTACAAAACTAATTTGACTTCTAACTTCTAATCCGAACTTACTTAATAGATTGCCATCTCCTTCGAAGCCATCAACGCTATCAACATACATTTCAATTTGATAAGCTTCACCAAATTTACTTAAAGCATCTTCATTAAAGATTTCATTAGTATCGACTATACTCCGCGGAATATAATACGCTTCATGACCGTATATGCGAAGGCTCTCTATAATAATATCTTCATAGAGTGTCTGCTCGCTTGACGTACCGTGCGAAAAGTATACATTTCTTGGCATAATATATTATCCAACAAAGAAGTCTGTTGGAGCTTCATACGTTAACTGCATTGTTTCTTCGATCTTCTCAATATCAGTAATAGCATCATCATATATCTGACGGCCGTTCAGCGTAACACCACCTGGCATTTGCATACCTTCAAACTTAATAAGATTCGCTCCCCACTGTCTTTTAATCAAAGCAACAAGATACTTTTTAAGAAGCATATCATTATAGATATCAGTATATGTTTCAGGATCGAGGACTTCATGACCTTCGACAATGATGTAAATACCTTCTTCCAAATCATCTCCTTCAACATACAATCGATTCTGATGACGAGAGAAAGATGATCTCTGTGACATACCATTAACCTTTAAGTCAATCATTGCCATATACTGCTTAGTCATTTCGTAATCAATCAAACCACCTGGGTTTCTTAGATTGTACATGTCATTAAAGTGCATCTGATAATCAACTGAAAACATTCCGCTCTGTGAAGTTGATGCACCAATAGGAAAGATATTGTTTACAAATATCATCGAATCAGGAATTGTGACATATCCATTAGTTACATCTTCAGCAGTGACCAAATGCTTACGATAGTTGCGAACGATCGAATCAGAATGATACTCTTGATAAAATTGCATCGCCTCATCTACGCGGTCTTCAACTTGATCTTCATCAACGTTGATCTCAATCACAGGAGCGCCGATAGCTCTTAGAGCATAGTCGATTAAGGTTTGTCTGGAATTTGGTTTAGCCATACTTCTATTTATACATTCCAAACACTAGAATCTCATTTGGCAGTGTTCCAGAGTTTCAGGTTGACGGCAATTGATAATACCATTGCCACTAGGGAGAAAAACTGTTGCAGAAATGAGGTTGTTACCCTCCATTTTCTTTTCGTCGTAAATTGCTTGTGCCGCTTCTGCGTCTGCTGCGGCTGCTGTAGAATATCGCGCCGCCTTCCAAGCATTAATTGCTGTGACCTTTTCCTGCTGGTCAGCATTCTCATCGTGCATCAAATCCTTTAGCTCTTGAGGCATTGGACTTGGCTGCGATAGCATCCAGACTGAGTCTTTTAATTCTAATATTTTATTTTCCATATTATCCTAGGTTTATTTCAGTAAAAGTTTGATCTAAGCAAAGTCTTACCTTGCCAGTCCCTGTCGCTGAGAATCCAGAAGGACCAGTGCAACGCGAACGAATGACATTCCCGAAATTTATACAAGTATTAACACTTGGGTCACTATGAGTTGCAAAAGACTTATTTTTAGCAGTGCAATTTTCAATCACTGCTCCCGCTTTAATTTCGGCTTGAGCACCAAGCACAAAGCTGGAAGCGAAAGAGCTAGATCCGCCTGTGCAATTTTTAGCAGTTCCAGCAAACACTGTTTTGGGTCCAACATTTCCCGAAACAGGCGCAGATTCAACAAAACCAAATGACTTGTCCCCACCTGTGCAATTTTCATATGTTGCTTCCATTTCAACTGCAGCATCTGTTTTTGTATTGCGTCCAAAAAATGACTCGTTTCCACCCTTACAGTTTTTATATGTGCCTTGAATACCCAGCCCAGCATTAAAATCTATATTGTTGGATGCACCTGCAAAAGCTCTAAATGCCCCAACGCATTTTTCAGTAACTGCGTCTGCAGTTTGTTGACCAAAAGATAAATCTCCTACTGCTGTGCAGTTTTTAATTGTGCCGTAATTAAATGACCCAATTAAACCGCCGAATGCTCTGTCTGAGCCAGTGCTTTCGCATCCTTCAACCAAACCAT